TGCAAAGTACCAAGGATTTGTACTTGATATAGATGTTGATCAGATACCTGACTATTTAGGTCAGGATGAGAATGGTAAACCTATACCAGGAAGGGATAAAGTAGCTGTGTGGAATTTATATGTAAAGAAGCTTGGTCGCAACTTCTATTCAGGTACACAGAATTCAGATGGACTACCTGTTAATACAAGGTCTCCTGGTTCTAAGTCAGCTATGACAGGTACAGCTACAGAGCTTATTAACTTAATGCAACTCCTTGAGATATTGGATGTAGAGATTGGAATGGCTATGGGGATTAGTCCTCAAAGAGAAGCTCAGTTTAGTAGTGGTAGTAATGTAACAGATAATCAACAGGCTATTACACAGTCTCACCATATTACAGAGCCTTACTTCTTTATGCATTCTGAATGCTGGAAGAGGGTACTTAATGAATGGCTGAAATTATTCAGGATATACTGTTCTGATATATTTGAACAGAATCCTGCTAAGAAGGAACACTTTATTCACTATATAGCTCCTAATGGTGCTGAACAGTTGTTACGGATTACACCAGATGTACTGGATCATAATGATATAGGATTGTTCCTATCTAACTCAGGACAAGATCAGTTCTACAGGGAATCTATGACTCAGATGGTACATGCATTTAGTCAGAATGCTGGAGAAGGAATGGAAGCAGTATCTGTTATGCTTAAAGCTATTGCTAATGGAGAATCTCCAGAAGAGCTACATAAGAGGATTATGATTGAAAGTAGGAGACAACAAGAAAGAGCACAACAGCTTGAACAGATGAAAGCAGAACAGATGCAGAAGGTAGAGCAGATGAAGATAGAAGCTAGGGAAGATGAACAAGCTCATGAGATAGAAAGAGAGCATATCAAAGGAGACTATATGTTACAGAGAGCTGCTATTGATGTGTATAAGATGCAGCAGGATTTAGATAAAGACAACGATGGTCAACCAGACCCACTAGAGAGCATGGTTGCTCTTAATAAGATTAGACAAGGAGATGAGAAGTTAAAAATAGAGCGAGAAAAGTTAACAGTAGCAAGAGAAAAGATTGAGCAAGATGCCAGAAATATATCTAACAAGAAATCTGATAAATGATAAAAAGTATATAGGTCAGTCTATTTATGACAATAAAAATTATTTAGGCTCTGGTACTTTATTAAAGCAAGCTATCAAAAAGTATGGAAAAGAAAACTTTGAAAAGAAAGTTATAGTATCTGGAGACTTCAATTACAATCTGCTTAATGACTTAGAGCTTCATTATATTCGATTATACAATGCTGATAACAGCAAAGAGTTTTATAATTTAGAACAAGGTGGGAGAAATTGTGGACACCCTCATACTGATGAACATAAGGAGAATTTGAAAAATTGGAAAGATAATCCTATATTAAAAATTAATGTTGATCCTAAAAAAAGAAAAGAAATTATTGAGAAAGCAAATAATGCGTCTAAATTAAGACATTCTAAAAAGGTATATGAATTTGATCTACAACATAATATTGTACAGACTTTTAATAGTGTAAAAGAAGCTTCTGAATTTTATAATCTAGTTTGGTCTTGTGTAGCTAAATGTTGTAGAAAAAATAGTAAAGATAGTATAGTATGTTCGTTACATAATCACATCTTTTCATATAATAATAGTATCAAAGGTAAGACATTTTCAGAGTTTATAACTGATAAAAATGAGAAAAGAGTCGTAGAATATGATGAAAGTTTTAATATAGTAAAAGAGTTTAAATCACAGACAGATGCTTGTAATTACTATAAGTTAGATAAAGGCACTTTACATCGACATTTATATAAGAAAAATAAGAAGAAAAACATGAATGTGATGTATTTAATTGATTATGAGGTAATATTAGCATCTCCTAAGAAATAATGATTTTAGCATTAAGTGATAGTTACTAAGCAAGATGGTATTTTAGAAGATGACCTATTGCTTATATGAATGAATTATAATATTTTTGTTAAACGTTTCTAAAACCATAAGAAAAATGGCTGATGAAAAAATTGTTGCACCAGACTTTGAATTTGATCTGGAGGACATAGTAGTAGAAACTGGTACACCTGAGAGAGAAGAAGAAACTGTTGAAGATACTAAACCTGTAATAGAAGAGGTAGAAGAGACTGTTGAAACTACAACTCAAGTGGAAGAAGATGAAGTAGAGGAATCTACTGAACTACCTAAAGGAGCTGATCCAGAAGCTTACGGAATTTACAAAACTTTAGTGGACAAAGGTTATACACCGGAAGATAAAAACTTTGCAGGTACTTATGAAGCACTTAATGAAGTGTTTGAACAGTTACCTGAATCAATCTTCCAAGGAGTATTCCAGACTTTTAAGCAACCTATGCAAGAGGTATTACGTTATGCCTATGCTAAAGGAGAAGATGTAACATGGAAAGACATCTCAGAGTTTGTTACTAAGCACAGTCCTGTAGCTATAGAATCAATTGATATATCTACAGATGATAAGAAGAAAGAGTTCCTAATGAGTGAATTGAAGGCAGAAGGTAAAGATGATGATGATGCTCAGGATATGATTGATCTATGGGAAGATAAGAATAAGTTGGATGCTCAGGCTGAAAAGTATTTGACTGCTAAGAAGAAGTCAGTATCTACAACAGAGGTTATAGAGCAGACAGAAGCTGAAAGATTAGCTAAGAAGACTAGGGCTAAAGAGTTTACAGAGTCTATTAAGACAGAAGTTAACGGTACTGAATGGAAACCAGCTAGGAGACAGAAGGTATATGATGAGATATTTACAGGTAGTCTGAATGAAAAGTCTAAGAGTGTAAAAAGTCATCCTAAAGCACTTGTTCAACTTGCAGACTTCTTTACTTACTTTGATGCTAAAAAAGGTGAGTTTAATCTCGAAGCATATACTAAACAAGGAGCTACACCAGTAGCTAAAGAAATAAAGAATAATATCCAGAAGCATTTCAGAGCTACAACAAAGGCTGTAGAAGTGAGTCAGGATAAGAAAGAGATAGATACTTCTAATTTAGAATTTGATGTTTAATGTATTTAATTAAAAAATTGTTACGAAAATGAATAGAAAGACTGCTATAAAGCTCTCAGAATATAAGGACTTTGGCGGATCATTTCATGACTCTATTAGTCATGCAAGTATGTTCCGTGATTACAAGCCTCATAATTTTGGAGTAAAAACAGCACAACTATTCAGTTCTAGCTTAAAGAACGACTTGGTGAATAAAAAATTCACCTGGATGACCATAGCTTCTGGTAATTTTCATGTACTCCCTGGTGGTGTAGATGATTATGAATGGGAAGTAATGGGTGATGCCAATGTTGATTTTAGGATTACAGAACTGTTAGTTGCTTCTGATGCACAGAATGGTAAAGATGGACAAAGCTTTTCAATTGCTTTGGACAAACCTTGGCTACATGAGCCAGCTATTATTTTATCAGAAGACCCTGATGCTCCTATGCTTAGGATCATTGGTTATCCAGAACCCTTGAATGCTAATTCATGGAAGTATGAGGTAGAACTTCAATCTGGCGATCCTAATGACTGGATGCCTTCAAATCTTATTTCACCTGATAGATTATTCACAAGACAGTCTTCTGCTGTTGCAGATGAAGACAATCAAAAGTATGGTCCTGATGCTTATGGTCAGATGACTAAGCTTAGATCATGGACTGGTCAGTTTGCCAACAAGATTGAGTTTACTGATAAGTTTGTCCGTATGGAGATTGCTGCTGCTAAAAAAGGAGGAAAGAATTCTGAAAAATATAGCTTTGGTGGAAAACAGTATTCAGATGCTATTGCATCAGGATACATCTATCAAGCATCTTTGAAGCAGGATGGAAAGAATGAAAGGATTGAAACAGGAGTTTTTATCACTAAAGCAGAAGCTAGACTTCTGGAACGATGTGAAAGAGATAGGGAAATGATGATGGAGTTTGGTAGGCTCCAGAAGACTGAGGATAGAGATACTTCTCGTCCTATTAAGATAGCCCCAGGTTGGAGACAACTGGCAAGAGATGGACACTTCTGGTCACATAATGGAAGTTTAACACTTTCAGACCTAAGTGAGTTCTTTAGCACAATCTTCTTTAGACGTAAAGGATTTGCAGATAGAAAGATTGTAATCTATTCTGGAGAAGGTGGTATTGAATTCTTATCAAGAATGATTGCAGAAGAAGCATCCGCATTTAACTATCCTGATGCTAATTTCTTCATTCGCAAGAGAAGTGATCCAGATGGTTATCACCAAAATGAATTATCATTTGGAGCACAATTTACTGAGATTCAATTGTATAATGGTGTAACTCTATCTATTAAGTATGACCCAGGAACAGTACGATAAATACCACACCTTGAGTTGTTACTATATGCATTAGAACCATCAGTAATGGCTCCAGTACGAATATCATATCTATTACAAACAGAGTAGTATTCTTCAAC